TCTCATTGTAGGATCATTTAGATATTTCCAGTCAGACTTGTAAAAGTCATAACCTCTTCTAAATCCTGTAAAACCTAAGTTTAAAGCCATTTCTTTATCATTATCAAATAGACCATATGAAGTTCCACCCGCTCCGTAAGAGTTTTGTGCAGCTAACATATCATCAATATCAAATGAGAAGTTTCTATTTACAAAAATTACATTTTCTTCAATAGCACCTTGCTTATCAAGTCTTTGAATCATAGAATCAAAACCTGCAAGAGTAGTTGGGTTTCCTCCACCCCAAACATTTCCTCTATTGTTTACTGCAAAGAATACACCTTCAGAACCAGCGTGTGGGAATGCACCCCCTGTAGCTGAACTTAAGTAAGCTTCTGCACCAGAATTTGTTCCCGCAGGTACAGCTTCAATCATTGCAGTCTCCATGTAGTCTTCAAAACGTAGTCTTGTCTCATGCTCAGACTTTAAGTACCATAGGTATCCGTTAGCACCATTTTCAGTTTGGATTTCTACCCAACCGATTTGAGCCATATCAGAACCAGAAACTTGGTAAGTATCTTTCATAATAATAGGCTTATTAGAAAAGAATACATCATCCGCTTCTAAAGAACCTTGCATTCCAAGAGATCCTTTTGCAAATTCTGAACCGTAAACAAATACAGTTAAAGTTTGAGTTGCACCAAAAGTTTGTCCACCTGCTTCGTAATACTCTACTTGAAAAGTATTAACACCTGGAGTTGGAGCAACAGAAATAACACCTTTATTAGATAATGTTGAGCCAGGTGTGTTATCAGAAATCATAACTGTTTGACCTACTCTTAATCCAATACTTGTTTGACCAGCAACCAAACCTGGTATGTTTGTATCACTTATTGTTATTACTGCTGTATTTGCAGCTGCAACTGCTGCTGAAGCACAGTTTACATATTTAGTATGTAATCGTCCTTGTTCAGCCCACTTAATCATATCTGAGTTAGTTGGCATTTCAGCACCTACCATTCTTAAGAATGATGCTACTGTTCTATTTCCATAACGTTCAAATTCCTTTTCATAAGTATCTGGAAGATACTGATTTAAGAAATCAAAGTTTGTTATGTAGTTTGTTGATAACACTTGCTTCTGAGCCGATGGCTGTAAAGCAAATGTTGGGTTTAATTGTACTGACATAATTGTTTAATTTTTTTAAAATTTATACTCGGTTTATACTTCTAATTTTAAGTCCTCTACCACTGTCTGTATTTCCAACTGCTCTTATTTTTAAGCCGTCTTTAGATACACTTTGAGAAGCTTGTCTAACTTCCATATCAATGTTTTTTGATTTTTTTGAAACATTGTCTACAGCGTCAGTCATGCCTTGTTCGTAAAAAAACTTAGCGTATTTTTCAGGATTCATTGCTATTGATAACGCTTTATGATATCCTTTTGCATCATTAATTAAACCTTCTTTGTCCATATATTTGTTAACAAAATTGTTAACGTCTTTTTGAACATTTTTTAGTTCTGATGCATCGCCAGGCTTGTAAGTAAAATTTTTATCCCCTACATTAAATTCAAAACCTTTGAACTCATTGTTGAAAACCTCATCAGTTTTCTTGAGAAACCAATCATACTTCTTTTTTTGAACTTCTTGCACAGTATTAGATTCATCTATATAACTCTTATAAGCATTAAATTTTTCTCTGTCTTTATCAGATAACCCACCCCCACTTGACTCAAGAGGAATTTTATATTTATCTTTTTGATCATTGAAATACTTCTTTGCTTTCGCAAGTTCTCTTTTTTTAGCTAACTTTCTTTTTTTAATATCTCTAACTTCATCTAATTCTTCATCAAAACTAAATTTTTCTTCAATTAAATCTTGAATATCTAAAGCATCTAATCCATCTTCAATATCTTCATAATAAGTAGCTAAAAGCTGATCATCCTCCATAACATCAAAGTCTTTTTGTAATTTATAAAAGTCTTCAATGCCACGGCCTGTTTCTTTTTTATACTTTAAATAAGCTGATACTTCTTCAGGTAATTCGTCATTGTCTTTTTTTTGCGTAAACAAATCATCTACTGAAGAGATATCTTTATTATACCTATTCTTAATATAAGAAAGCACATCTTCGTCACTTAACTCTGACGAGGGAGTTTTTTCTGGTTCTACAACTTCTTCTGTTTTTTCTTCTTTTGATACTACTACAGATTCTGTTGTTTCTTCGTTTTTATCTTTTACTTCAGATTCTTCTGATTGCAATTCTTGCTCATGCTTTTTTAAAAGTTCTGATTCTATTTCTTGTTTAGATTTGTTGTCATCAACAAATTCTACTGCTTTAACTTTAATGTTATCTAAGTCCATATTTTATTTAATTTAATTTATACAAAGTTAATAATTATATTAACGGTTATTTAAGCTATCTTGGGTCAAATTCCGCAAGATCAAAGCCATCCAAACTATCTTCATTTGATTCAAAATTTATAGGAGGCAAATTATTCTTTCTTTGATCAATCAAACGAGATTGTTCAGAAGACTGCTGACTAACTCGTTGATTTTTTGATTTTTCTCTGGTCTGTTCTCTCATATCAATTTGAGATTGCTCTGCTCCTTTTAATTGCATATTCATTTGAAATTCTACTTGCATTAAAGATTCTTTTAATGCAGCTTCATTCTTCATTTTCTCAATTTCAAAACCTACTGTTGCTTGTGCAATTTGCATTTTTGATTGAGTCTCTGCTTGTATTCTTTGCATAGCACTTTGTGCAGCAGCTTGTTGAGATTGCATATTTAATTGTGCCTGCATCTCTTGTTCTTGTTGTTTTTGTTGTTGGTCTTGTAATTGTTTTTGTTTACGTTTTACCTTTAAAAATTGATTAGCCATCTTTATATTTTTTAACTCTCTAATATCAATAGCATCTTCCAAGTTAATATCTCCTTTAGATAAAGCCATTTGCACATTTGCTTCTAATAAAGCTTCTTGTTCTTCATCAGGAGAAACTTCAATAAAAATACCAAAGTCATATATATAAAGATTTTTAATATCATCTAAAATACCAACATTATATTTACCTATCTGTTGAGTAAATTCATCAGCAAAATCAGAATATTCTAAAACATCAGCAGTTCTAATTGATAATGCTTCTGCTAACGTTTGTGTTAAATACAAACTTCCTTCTAATATGTGGCGTGTTGCTGTGTTACTATTTAGTGCAGCTAATTTTTGCACACCAACCAAAGAGTTAGCGTCTGGCATACTTCCGTCTCTTGCTTCATTTAAACCAGTTACTTGTCTAATCATACTCATATAATGATTATAATTACCTATAAGCATTTGCATTTTCTGCGAACCACTTGATGATGTCAACTGCGTAATAGGAATTTTAGCATTATTAAATTCTCCATCTTGAGTAAAGCTTCTACCTATAACACTACCAGTTTGAAAATACAATCTTAAAGCGTCTTCAGGATTATAAGCGTTTCCTGTTCCTAAATCTACTTCATTTAAACCATCAGCATCTATAAATACACCATCAGGAACAACCCTTGAAATAACTTGTTGTAACTTTAAATGAGTCATTTGTATTAAATCTGTAAAAGGAATCATTCTTCTAACTAAAGACTCGATATTACCTTTATACATTCTTGGAGCTGTTGCTATATAATTAGGCATTGCATATTGACTTGCAGATTGAGGTCTAACCATATTTTTAGCCATTTCCCATTTTAAAATAATGTTTGTTCCCATAACCATTATTCCGTCATACCATACGTCTATTTTTTTAGTTACTTTTTCAAACTTACCTTCTTCCATCATTTCTTTTGGAGGATTAAACTCATCTGTTTTAGGAACTACCTTATAATTTCCTGAAGCTGTTTGTTTCTTTTTGTATACAAAAGTATTAGTACTTTTGTAATTAAAATACAATAAAGTTACAGTATCTCTATAGAACATAGAGTTTTCATACATTGCAGCTACATTATAATACTGATACCAAGCTTGACTATATTTTGATATCTCTTCTAAATCTTCATTTGTTAAATCAGGTTTTATTTTTAACAACTCTCCAATAGGAACAGTTTTAACTTCTCCCCAATAAAAACAATCTTTAAAATACGGATCTTCTGTATAACTATAAACCACATTTGCAGGATCAACATACTCTACCTTTATACCATCTCCTAACTGAAACATATGTTTACAGACAGATAAACCTACAGTCATTAAATCCATATCACATCTCTTACGGATTTGTGCATAATGATTTTCTTCTAATAAAGTATTGATAGCTACTTCATTTGCTATTTCAATTGCAGGTTTATAATTCATTTGCATATAAAGCTCCATTTCTAAATCACTTTCTGGTAATTCATCAGGGTTCATATTAAATAATTCTACATCAAAATCTTTTTCTATTTGCTTAAATAAATCTTTAGAGATTACATTTTTCTCTATCATGTTCTGAAACTCTCCTCTTTTTTCAGAAGACATAGCGTCTTGTGCATAAGCCTTAACTGTAAACAGTCTATCAGACATACCATTTACAACTATATCAACAAATTTAGGAATAACAGGAACAGGTGTCCAATCTAAATTTAAATAAGATAAATCACCATCAACTGCTAATTCATTTTTATATTTAGCTATTGACTGTTCGCCTCTGGCATACAATCTTAAACGATTAAACTCCGCCCATTGGCTATAAAACCTACATTGACCTACACCTTCTTTTCTGAACCACTCATACTGAATTGCTTGACCCACTTGTAGTCCAAATTCTTTTGTAGCTTTTTTTGAATCTGATACAAATTGGTCAGGGAAAGCAGCAGATTTTATGTCTATTGTAATTCCTTTCATTTATCTTATTAATTGACTAATGGAACTCTCATTGTTATATCTTGCAAAGTTAACACTTATTTTTGATTTTTCTTTAGTAGGTGTGTATAGGTGTTTTTGATTAGCCATAATAGCCAAGCCTGAACTAATAGCTGCATCAAATTTTGTTCTATTGCTAATATCAAATTTTGCCCAATCTTCTAAAGTTTTTTGAAATGGCATATCTCCCATTATATTTGTATCTC